AGGATACAAAAAGCCCGCCACTCGGCGGGCTTAGTTTTTGGAGGGCAGCATGGCAGCCGCAAAGAAATCAAGCACGCAGATGGCGCTCGATGCGCTCGACAAAATCGCACGACACGAAAAAGAGTGCGGCGAACGGTGGGCAGAAGCCGCTGCTGAGATGAAGCTGCTTGGTGAGATTGTGCGGAACCACAGCGCACGGTGGGAGCGTTTGGCGTGGCTGGTTGTCTCGACAGTCGTCATTGCGGCGCTTGGCACGCTGGCGCGCGGCTGGTTGTAATGGAACTAGGGGTTCGCGAACTGGTCACGTTTCTTGGCATGGCCGTGAGTGTCGGAGCTAGCCTGTCCATCGTTAAGACAAAACTACAGGCGACGATCGAATCTCTTCAAGACATAGAATCCCGCCTGCGGGTGATCGACCAAAGGGTGGATCAAACTGAAATCACATCTCAGCGCGTGGATATTCTCAGCGCCATGATGAGTCCGGCAGAGAGAGAAAAATCCACTCGCGAAATTGAACGAGTGAAAGCAAGGGCTGATGTGGCTGAAGCAACTCTCGACCACGCGCTGGCCGAAATCGAACACCTGAAAAAAATTCACAACGGATCGCATATTGCGACGAGGAGCCTCGATTGATTGGACTTATCAGCGCCGTGCTTCCTTCTGTCATGGAAGTGGCGGGTCGCTTTCTGCCGGAAGACGCAGAAGAGCGCCGCAAGGCAGAACAGGAAATTGAGGCGCAACTAGCGCAGCATCTTGCCGCCGTTGATTTGGCGCAGATTGCGGTCAACCGCGAAGAAGCAAAAGGCAACTGGTTCCAAGCGGGTTGGCGACCCTGCACGGGCTGGATTGCCGCGCTTTCATTTGGTTGGGTTTACTTGGTGCAGCCGATGGCGTCGTTTGTCTTGGCGCAGACAGGCAATCTAGTGCAGTTGCCGTCGCTCGACATGAGCCAGATGATGCCGATATTGCTTGGGCTGCTTGGTTTGGGCGGCCTTAGAACGCTGGAGAGAAGCAAAGGCGTGGGCAAATGAGCGAGTGGAACCCAGCAGCAACCCCAAACTTCACGCCTGACGAGTTTGCCTGCCAGTGCGGCTGCGGTCGTGCTGACATGGACGCGACCTTCATGAAGAAGCTGCAAATGGTGCGCGACGAGTTTGGCCCGATGCAAATCAGCAGCGGTTATCGCTGCCCTGAACACAACGCAAAAGTAAGCAGCACTGGCGTGACAGGGCCGCACACGACCGGCAAAGCGGCAGATATAAAGTGTAGCGGCCATAGCGCCCACCGGCTAATTGTGCTGGCGGCAAAAAACCTGTTTCCGGGGATTGGTGTCAGCCAGCGCGGCTCACACAGCAGCCGGTTTATTCACCTTGACCAGCTTGAACCAGGCGAAGCCAATGGCGCACGACCTTGGGTTTGGACGTACTAAAACGCAATCAGGTGCAGATCGGGCGTGTTGGCGAATACCTTGCTGCTGCCATCATCACTGAATTGGGGTGGCACGCGACCTTTGTCGCCAATGCGCCTTATGATTTGATAGCCACAAGGCAGGATCGGCTGCTGCGCGTTCAGGTGAAAACGACTGAGGGGGCAAAGCTGCATAAAGGAAGTCTGTCCTACCAATGGTCACTTGGCGCTGGCTATGCGAAGCGCGGCGTTGATCCAAAAGAGTATGAAATCTTATGTTGCGTCGGGCTTGATGCTCGGCGCGCTTTTTTTATGTCCGCAATTCAGTTAGAGGGCAAAAAAACGCTGCGCCGCAGCGCAACGCGAATTGCTACTTGTGACGTAGAGGCAAAATCATGGTGCGCTGTGGTGAACGAAAAACACCTGTAACCTGACGAGCAAGGCACAAAACGAGGCACGGTTTACTTCGCATTAGACCTTGTTAGATAGTGCTTAAAGGTGTTAGATGGCACTGCAACATAAGGCGCTTGGCGGGTTAGATCGCACTTAAAGGTGTTACTTGGTGGTTACAGGTATTGTAACTGTCAGGCTCATAACCTGAAGGTCGTAGGTTCAAATCCTACCCCCGCAACCAAGAAACAAGCGCCTTACCAATGGGTTAGGCGCTTTTTTCATGTCTAAAATTTTGCTCTTCAGGTTACGAGGCACCACTTTTGGCGTTCAAGGCACCAACTATGGTGCCTTGGGTCTTTTTTGGTGCCTTGAATTATCACCATTGGTTATTCTATTGTTGCCTCACAAGCACAAAAGGAAATCAAATGCGCTTCGCAATAACGAAACAAAATCGACGTAATTATCAGGGTGTCGCAGTGCCAAAATGGCGACTGCTCGAATATAAAGGTGTGCAAAGGCGCGTCATCGCAACCTATGACGTTGACCCAGACGACCCCAAAAACCCGCCGCTTGAAGCCAGACGCGAACTGTTGCGCTTGGAAGAAGGCATCGCAGCAGAGCCAGTTCCTCGGTCGGCAGACGATCTTACCTTTCAGCAGTTGGCAGATGATTGGATTGCCGAACAATTTGCTTTGCGAGATCGCGGCAGCATCGCGCAGCACTGGTACGAAAACTGCGAGACTTACAAGCGGCAGCTTGTTGATGTGTTTGGTGATCGCCCTCTGACTGATTGGGTTGACGATGAGCCGCACTTTGTCGGCTTGTTTGTCGCAAGGTTTGGATCACAGGCGACAAAAACACAGAACAACAAGAAGAACGCGCTGGCGAACATTCTTGAGCCAGCCGTCGCAAAGCGGATTCTTGGTCACAATCCAGCGACGGCGATCAGCATCTATGCGACCGACCATCTTGCCACGGAAGAAGAGATCGAGGCCAAGTCCAGCAACTACGACTATGACCGCGAGTTCTTCCGCGCCATGTGCGCCCACGCGCTTGAGGTCATGCCGGGCTGCTTTGGCGTGATGACAAACTTTTTGGCAATGACCGGCGTTCATGTCGGCGAGGCCACTGCGTTGCGTTGGCGCAACCTAAACATGCGCGGCGAATATCCGTGGGTGCATGTGGTCGTGTCTCGGCGCAAAGCCAAGGACGGCTGGGTCAATGGCGGCGTGAAGAACACTAAAAAGGACAAAGGGCTGACCAAGCGCGACCGTCACATTCCTCTGCCGCCTGATCTGGTCGTCATGCTGCGCGATTGGCGGGTCCGCTCTGGCGCATCGCAAGACGACGACTTTGTTTTCCCAAAGGTTGACGGCAAACCGCAGAACGGCGCTGATCATTTTAGGGTTGAGCAGTTTCAGCGCCACGTTGAGCCGTTTCTTGCAATTTTCAACCAGCAACGTCGCGCAGAAGGTTGCGGCGATGTGACCCCTATCTCGCCAATAGACTTGCGGCACTTTTACGCCACGCGGCTGCTGCAAGAGTATGGCGCAGATTGGGGCCGCGTTGCCGACCTCATGGGCCATTCGAGCGCAGACTTTACGCGCAGACAGTACGCGCGGCGCTTTTCAATCATGGAAGCCAAAGGCGAGGTCGCGGTGCCTGCAACGCACCGCGCGATTGCGTCTGGCGACTTTCGACTCTAAGGTTTTAACTGTGAGTAACTTAAAGGAATCAAAAATGTCTTTAAAAATAGTGAATGACGATCTTCAAGATTTTGACGACCTCGACACTTGGATTGCAAAAAGACAGGTAACCCGCGAACAGATCGAAAACAGTCTCGTGCTTCGTTGGCTAGATACACACGAACATATGATGCAATTCCGGCGCGACAAGGAAAACCAAGCACCAGATCAGAACGATGAGGCAGATCGATTTTGGTACGGAACAAAGAATCGGATTGTGCTGGGACTGGCGTTAGTAAACGCATATCTACATGGCGAAACGCCTAGTCGCAGCGAGTTTGCGCGGCGCACGGCGATTTCGGTGCAGACAGTCATCAACACCTTGAACGACGCGCATCAGTTGGGCTTTGTCGATGACGCCGACAGCCCAGATAAACGCACGCGCGTTCTTATGCGCGCGCGGATTCTTGAATTGGTCAATCATCAGACCTTTGCAAGTTTTGCCGCTGGGTTGAGTTTCTATCGCGCTATAGACCGCGAGGAAATCAATCCGAGAAAATCAAAGCTAAACGTCTAAAATTGCAGTCGCGCGTTTGCGAAATTGAAACTTCTTCTGCGCACACTCAGGCGCTAGCCTTAGTGGTGCAGAAGGAGTTTGGGATGATTACCAAAGTGATAATGCGGGAAGACGGCAGCGCCGATTTGATTTTAGACGGCGACGGCTACTGGGCTGATGGCACGCTGGCGTTTAGCTGTGCAGACGGAAAAGAGGCTCTAAAAATTCAGCAGACGCTTAACGACGCGTTGCGTGAATTTTTCCCGACCCAGCCGGTGCCGATCAGTGCAATGGGTTAAAACATTCCAGATTGTAGATTCTGGCTCATCAAGCAGACGCGCAACTTCTGCTGTGCTTTTGCGCTCCTGATAGTAGAGGCGACAAGCTGTTTCACGCAGCGCGATTTGCTTCGGCGTCAGCGCCACAGAGAATAGCCTGCCTTACTGGTTGCCTCGCCAATATGCAGCGCCAAATAATGCGCATTCCGTATCGGTGGGTGTTTTTGTGGCGGCGGCAGCATCAGGCGGCGAAAAAATCTAATCACCATCACTGCACTCCCAACCGATGGCGGCATACCCGCAAACATCGACGTATGAGTCGAACGAGGTCTCGTTGACGTTCCGCGCCAGCTTGAGCGCAATCATGCAATCGGCCACCTGGCGCGGCGTCACCTCGATGCCCAGCACGACGCCCCACATAGTCGCCGTGCGTTGCAGATTGTCTTTTGCGTTGCCGTAAGCCTTCGCACGATCTCCTGTGATGAGATCACGCGCGGTCATCAGCACCATTTCTCTTTCCATCACATCATCAAAGTTCATCAGGCCGCCCCAATCTCTCGATCTCTGCTGCCGGGATGTAGAATTTGCGACCAATTCGACGCGCTGCCAGTTCTTGGTCAGCAATCATGCGGCGAACAATTTGCTCGGTCTTGCGGGTAGCTTCCCCAAACAGGTGGGCCGCTGCTTCTTTTGTGGACAGCAGGGCGGGCATCACAACCCCACCACGCACGCGCTGCCATCGAAAAAACAGGCGCTTAAAATTAGCATGTAGATAAAGACGGCAAGGCACAGGCCACTCAGGCAATGTTTAAGCATCTTTGGCCTCCGCGATCTGTTCGCGCACGGTGCCAAGAGCATGGCCGAGAGCAATGATTTCGGAATTATACGATTCCTCGTCTGACAAAAAACGCAGACGGTCGTCGAGCCAATCGTGAACCATCACGAGGTCGCGAACGGAAAATGATAATTTTCTGGTCATGTGTTCCTCCTAGTTACGGAAGAACATCATAATGTGACTGCTAGTTATAATTCAACGCACTAATTTTAGACGGCAATCGCTGTGGTTACTTTTACTCGTCTATTGTGCTTGGAGTGACCGCGGCGTTGATCGTGATCGACAGCGTTTGGCCTTGTCCCACTTGCATCTCCACGACTTGGCGCGGTGTGTCAGATGTATCCGCAGCGCCACGCAGAAGCGTGTCAGTTGAGATGCCATACAGGTCGGCCAGCCGTAAAATTATAGACGCTTGCGGCGAAACCTCGTCGCGCTCGTAGCGGCGATACGCTGCGCTCGAGACATCTAATTTTTCCGAAATCGCGTCTACAGATAAGGCCGCATTTTTGCGCGCTTCGCGTAAGCACAGTCCTATGGTCATGGTTTAAATGCCTTCTAGTGCTTATTACTGCCAGTTAAACCGATTGCGTGCGATCTAGTCAACCAGTTGCTAGCCATAACTGTGAGTAACAGTTAGGGCTGCCAGCATGACTTTATCGGACTATCTTGCCGCCAATGACATCACGCGGGCAGAATTTGCCGCAAAAATTGCGGTGAGTCAGGGTTTCGTATCCATGCTGTGCAACGGCGTGAAGCGCCCGTCTTTGCAAACGCTTGCTGACATTCAGCGCGTGACAAAGGGCGAGGTTGGGCTTGAGGACTTTCTTCAGTGAGCGCCCGCAACAAGCAACGCGGCTATGAGTTGGAGAAAGAGACTGCTGATTTCTGGCAGGGACACGGCTTCGACTGCGCCCGCGTGTTTGGTTCTGGCGCTTACAAAAACCAGCTTGGCGACGACTACGCTGGCGACCTTCGCTTGGAAGGTTTTTCAGTAGAGGCCAAACGTAAAAAATCCGGTTTCAAATTTCTGATGGATTCACTGGCTCAAGACGACGCCGACCTACTCGTTGTTCGCCAGGATCGTGCGCCGCGTCTTTATGTGCTTCGCGAAGAAACTTTGCTGACGCTGATGCGAGAGGCAAAGCAATGATCTGCCCAGACTGCGGTCTGCTGCGCCATCCGCAAAGNGATTGCNNATTTATNGAATGCCCGGATTGCGCNGGGCATGGCCGCGTTGAGGAAGAAATCACACACGGCGGAGTTNACNANAACGGCCCTTGGCAAAGCTACCGCACCCGCTGGACGGAGTGCGACCGATGCNAAGGGTGGGGCGAGATCGCAGCAGAAGGAGAAGAAGATGAGTAGTTTGAAAGATATCATTTCCGGNCAGAGTCTNAGCCCGCCAATTGTTTTGCTCTATGGCCCACCTGGCGTCGGCAAAACGACTTTCGCAGGCAATGCCCCGAAACCTATTTTCATTCAAACCGAAGACGGTGCTGGCGTTGTTGGCGCTGATCGTTTCCCGCTGGCGGAAAGCTACGACGCCATTGAGGCGCAGCTTGGCACGCTGGTCAAAGAAGACCACGACTTTAAGACGCTGGTGATCGACTCTCTTGATTGGCTGGAGAGTTTGGTCTGGGCCAAGGTCTGCGAAGTGCAGGGTCTTAAGAGTATCGAGGACGCTGGATATGGCAAAGGCTATGTCTTCGCACTCGACTTCTGGCGACGGTTTTTGAACGGCGTTGCGGCACTTCGCAAGCAGCGCGGCATGGCGGTTGTGATGATCGCGCACTCGCACATTCGCAAGTTTGATGACCCTGCCGGTGAACCCTACGACAGGTTTGAAATTAAACTCCACCGCAAGGCGGGCGACCTGTGCATGGAGGCGTCTGACCTGATCGGCTTTGCCAACTACCGCACGGCGACCAAGCAAATTGACGGCGGATTTGGCCGCAAAATTACCCGCGCGGTCGGCACTGGTGAGCGAGTTCTGTTCACCTCAGAGCGGCCCGCATTTATCGCGAAATCACGCTACTCCGTACCGCATGAGTTGCCGCTGGAGTGGTCGGCGCTTGTGAATGCCATTGTTGGAAAGGAAGAAAAAAATGCAGCTTAACTACACAGTAGGCAGTTCGCCCGCACCGCAGAACGATTTTCAGCCGTTGGCTGCTGGCACCTATCCCGGTCAGATTGTGGAGTGGGCCGAGCATACATCTAAGTCTGGCAATCAGTGTTTGAAGTTACAGGTGCGGCTTGAGAATGGCCGCGTGCTTTTTGATTATCTGGTGATGCAGGCGGCAGACGCCAGCAACCCCAAAAGCGCGACAGCGATTGAGATCGCGAAGCAACGGTTGGATTCAATCGGGTCGGCGCTGGGGCTGCAAGTCATTGCACAAGCTGACGACCTGATCGCCAAGCCCTTGGCGGTCAATGTCGGCGTGCGGCCACCGGCTAACGGATACGACGCCTCAAACGAAATCAAAGGATATGCAGCGGCCACGCAACCCAGCCAGGGGCAGCCCCCCGCCGCTGCATCACCGCCACCGGCCTCGCCGGTTGCTCCCAGCCAATCAACGCCTTGGGCTTAGGGAGCAGGGGGTGGGCTTCCTCCCTTCACCCACCCCCGGCGTTTTTTTCATGGATATAGATTTTTTTGATCCCACGCTTGCGGCGGCTGATGCTGCGCTAGAGAACGCGGAGAGCGGAAAGCCGCAGCGCGGATACCTTGGCATGAGCGGCATCGGCGACTGCCCGCGCAAATCATACTTCCAATTTTATGCGGCAGGGCAGCAGCCCTTCGCCGCCAAGACTCTAAAGAATTTTGCAGACGGCCATCGGACTGAGGACTTGGTGATTGACCGGCTGCGGGCCGTTGACGGTTTGACAATCATTGACCGAGATCCTGACACCGGCAGGCAGCTTGAGGTCAGCGACCACGAAGGTCACTTTCTGGGACACCTCGACGGCGAGGCGTTTGGGCTGCTGCAAGCGCCAAAGACGCCGCACGTTTTTGAGGTCAAATGCGTCTCAGAAAAGGTGTTTGCCCGGTTCCAAAAGTGCAAAGAAAAGCACGGCGAGAAGGCTGCACTGCGCGAATGGAATGAAACCTATTATGCGCAGCACCAAGTCTACATGCTCTATCGCGGCAGAACGCGCGGCTGGATGGTTGTCGCCACGGCTGGCGGACGCGATTGGGATTCGTGTCGCACTGACTTTGATCGCAAGGCGGCAGAGTTTTATTCGGCCCGCGCCGCCGACATCATCTTCACGCCCGACGCATTGCCGCCTCGCATTGCTGACTCGCCCGACTACTTCAAATGTCGCTGGTGCCAGTTCTCAAAGATTTGTTACGGCGAGTCTGCCGCCAATCGCAACTGCCGCACATGCGT